TTTATGTTTCAAAGACTATTAGATTAACAAAACCATCAAATACTCTTAAGGTATTCTTCTCTGCATATAGACATTCTTCTTCAGACATAAGAGTCTTGTACTCACTAGTAAAACCAGGTTCATCAGAATCACAACCATCATTTAATTTATTCCCAGGATATAATAATTTAACCACTGATAATAATTTGGATGGATATTTGGATGTGATTGATGAATCTCAAAATAGTGGATTACCTGACATTTTTGTTCAAGATAGTTTAGATAATCAGTTCTTAGAATATCAGTATACTGCTGCGGATGTTGGACCTTTTATTGGTTTTTCAATAAAAATAATCATGTCTGGTACAAGACAAGATAAATATCCAAGATTTAAAGATATTAGAGCAATTGCACTCGCATAATATGAAAAATTTAATACCTGTAGAGGGACACTTAAACCTCTACAGAGATGAAAAAACAGGAGCTATTGTAAATTGTGATTCTATTGCATATGATCAATATATAAATGGTATGAATAATAGAAAAAATTACAAAAAGGACATAGAAAATTTAAAAAATGAAGTTAGTGAAATCAAATCTCTACTAAAGGAATTAATTAATGAATCCCGAAAAAATTGAACTAACAGATATCAATAAACTTTTTGAATATGAAAAACACTGCAGAATAATTGATGAACTGAGTGCAGATGAATTAAAAATTTTTTCTAAACTTTACTTTAAATTATATTTAAAACAACAAGAGGTTATTTCCTCTCTACAATTATCATAAATAAATTATAGTTTTATTTTTGGTAGTAAATGGCATCACCATATGTAGTTAATTTAAGTATTAATAGTGGTACATCATTTACTCAATCTTTTACATTATCCAATGAAAGTGGATCTGCACTCAATCTTTCAAGTTATGAAATTAAATCTCAATTAAGAAAGCATCCACAAAGTAATTCTTACGTAAATTTCATAACAACCGCAGTATCACCAGCATCTAGTGGTGTTTTAAAATTACAATTACAACCAGAATCTACATCTAGTTTAAAACCTGGTAGATATATGTATGATATTATTATTACAAACAATCAGACTGGCGAAAAAACAAAAGTAATAGAAGGGTCTGCTATTGTTTCAAAGAGTATAACAAGAGATAGTTAATGACATGTCAAAACCATCAACAAGGCAAGAATTAATAGACTATTGTTTACGTAGGTTGGGAGCACCAGTACTGGAAATAAATGTTGACGATGATCAAATAGATGATTTAGTCGATGATGCTTTACAGTATTTCAATGAACGCCACTTTGATGGTGTGGAAAGAATGTATTTAAAGTATCAAATAACACAAGATGATGTTAACAGAGGAAAAGCAAAAAACACTAGTGGTCCAGGAATAGTAACTACTACTGCTTCATCTGCAGGGAATACTTTTAATTTTTATGAAACATCAAACTATATTCAAGTCCCAGACTCTGTAATTGGTATAGAAAAAGTATTTAAATTTGATACTAGTTCTATTTCTGGTGGAATGTTTAGTATAAAGTATCAGTTATTTTTAAATGATCTTTATTATTTTAATTCTGTAGAATTATTACAATATGCAATGGTAAAAAGTTATCTTGAAGATATTGACTTTTTGCTGACAACCGATAAACAAATAAGATTTAATAAAAGACAAAACAGAATGTATCTTGATATTGATTGGGGAGCACAATCAGTTGGTAACTTTTTAGTAATAGATTGTTATAGAGTACTAAATCCGAATGATTTTACTAAAGTTTATAATGATAGTTTCTTAAAAAAATATTTAACTTCACTTATTAAAAAGCAATGGGGGCAAAATTTAATTAAGTTTAGAGGTGTCAAATTGCCAGGTGGAGTAGAACTAAATGGTAGAGAAATATATGATGATGCTCAAAGAGAAATAGATGATTTGATGCAAAAAATGTCTATGGAATATGAATTACCTCCATACGACTTTATAGGATAATCATGGCATTAAATCCATTTTTCTTACAGGGTTCTGGATCAGAGCAGAACTTAATTCAACAACTAATTAATGAACAATTAAAAATTTTTGGAGTTGAAGTATCATATTTACCACAAAAATTTATTAGAAAAGAAACAATATTAAGAGAAGTAACTGCATCAAAATTTGACGATAATTTCTCAATAGAAGCTTATGTCAGCAATTATGATGGGTATACTGGGTCTGGAGATATTCTATCAAAATTTGGAATGAATTTGAAAGATGAACTCACATTAATAATATCCAAAGAAAGATTTGAAGATTTTATTGCTCCATTCTTGTTGGATATGGATCCAGATGAAATTACTGTTTCCAGTCGTCCAAGAGAAGGAGATTTAATCTATTTTCCACTAGGTAAAAGATTATTTGAAATAAAATTCGTTGAGCACGAGCAACCATTTTATCAATTGGGGAAAACTTATGTTTATGAATTAAAATGTGAACTTTTTGAATACTCTGATAATATTGGTGGTTGGAACAATATGAACACAACAGTTGAAGAAATAGATAAGACTTTAGAGAATCAAGGATATATAACGTCTCTCAAACTATTCCCATCTGGATCACAATCTGTTGTTGGAACTTCCACAGTTTCTGGATATGTAAGAAAAATAGATTTGATTAATGATGGATATAATTACAAAACAGTACCAACAGTCTCAATTAGCACTGCTCCTTCTGGTGGAATAAATGCTCAAGCAGTAGCAATTACTTCATGTATAGGTAATTCTTGTTCAATTAAACAAATTTTATTAGTAAATCCTGGAGCAGGTTATACTGTAGCACCAACTGTAATAATTTCAAGTTCAACTGGAATTGGTGCTACTGCAGTTGCCGTAATAGAAAAATCTTATGCCGGTATAGGAAGTATAACAATTTCAAACGCTGGTTCTGGATATGTAACTTCACCTTCAATAAGTTTTTCATCACCTACTGTTGGTTCTGGGATAACTGCTACAGCAAGAGTTTTTGTTAATTCTCAAGGATCTATTGATAAGGTTCTTATATCTGATGCTGGTGTTGGGTATACTTCCACACCATCAATAACTATTTCAAATCCACCTTTATTGGTTGGAATCAATACTTACGTGTTTAATGAAGTTGTAATAGGTGAAACATCAGGATCCAAGAGTAGAGTAAAGTCTTGGGATTCTACTACAACTACATTAAAAGTTGGAGTTATAAATGGAGAATTTATCCCAGGTGAAATAATTGTAGGAACAATATCTTCTGCAAGATATCCACTGCAAAAGTATCAAATTTCAGATTTATATGATAAATATGAACAAAACGACGAAATACAACAAGAGTCAGATCTTATAGTGGACTTTTCGGAAAAAAACTTATTCGGTAATTACTAATGCTAGGAACTTATTTTTATCATCAAAATATTAGAAAGACGATAATTGCATTTGGGAATCTTTTTAATTCGATAGTTGTTAAACATAAAGATGGAGATGATAATGACTATAGTGAAGTTAGAGTTCCTTTAGCTTATGGTCCTAGGCAAAAGTTTTTGGCAAGATTAGAGCAACAGGCAGAATTAAATAAACCTGTTGCAATAACTTTACCAAGAATGTCTTTCGAGATGTCATCATTGAGATACGATGCATCTAGAAAAACTACAGTAACACAATCTTTTAAATCTTTAGATACAAGTGGTAACAATATTAAGAAAGTATATTTACCAGTTCCCTATAATATTGGGTTCGAATTAAATATCATGGCAAAATTAAATGATGATGTGCTTCAAATCATAGAACAAATTTTACCATTCTTTCAACCAGCATTTAATGTTACCGTTGATATGGTTGATATAATTGGAGAAAAGAAAGATATTCCTATAGTCTTAGATGATATTTCATTTAGAGATGATTATGAAGGAGATTTTTCTACTAGAAGAATTTTATTATATACATTACAATTTACAGCAAAAACTTACCTGTTTGGTCCAATTTCTGATACAACAGATGGTCTTATTCGTAAGGTTCAAGTTGATATGTACACTTCTACGGATGTTCAAACTGCTAGAAGAGAAATGAGATATACTGTTACACCAGATCCAATTGATGCAGATCCAGATGATGACTTTGGATTTAATGAGACATGGGAAACTTTCTCTGATGCCAAAGTTTACAGTCCCGTTCAACAAACTGATCTCTAAATTCTATGAAATCCAAAAATTTTGACTCTCTAGATAATGTGTTGAACACATCTAGCGAAATGCAGGTTTATGAAGAACCAAAATGCACAGAAATAACAACGGTTGATCAATCATCAGTCGATATAAAAAAAGATTATGAGTATACAAGAGCCAATCTTTATTCTTTAA